CCGCATCAATTTGTGCCTTAGCCTGAGTCTTTTCACGTTCAACCTGAGCCAACATCTGCGCGACTTCGGCTTGTGCATCGGGAGCCGGTGGCTGAGGCTGAGATAGTGCAGCGTCAACTTCTGGCGTGATCTCATTCATGAACTCCGTAGAATCCTTAAATCCTGCCGCCTCAATGAACTTAGCCAATGTGTTCCGGTATTGACCAACGGAAACCAAAGGATTCGCAGGGCCATACTGCTGAATAATCTGCTCTTGCTTAGATAGAATCATCTGCAACATAGCCAGTTTCTGCTCTCTATCCCCTGAGCCAAGACCAACATTTACAGACACATCGTATTCATTAGCCCATGTACGCGGATCAAACTCTGCATATCGACCACGCATCCGAATAAGTTTCGGCTTGTTCTGATACTTAGTCATCAGATGCAAGATGCCCTTAAACAGGCTCTTAACACCTGTCTCAGCGAACACCCTAGCTATCAACTCCAGCTTGCCAGAGTTAGACTTCATCATCGCAGCCACCGCAGTAGCCGAGACATTGTTCAGAACATCAGGATCAAGACCTTGTTGCGAGTCTGAAACACCAGTGCGTTTAGCCTGTACCTGATCCATGTACTCCAGCATAGGGAATGCCTGAGCCGTTACAGCAGGAACCTCAATAGGCTGGATAGCATTAGCTGACTTCATCCGAATCACACCGCCCGGAGTAGCGTTCAGCAAGTCATCGAGATTCACCTGACCATCTACAGCACCAACCCTAGCGTTGTTCGTGAGATACAAGTTATCCAGCATCTGACGGGTAACCGTAGACTTTATAAGCTGAATATCCATTGCACGATCAGCCAATGACTGACCAAAGAACTTGTGAGGGATAGGAATCGGGCAAATGGTATGGAACGGAACATGGTCACATTCTTCGTCATCTAGAATCTCAGAGCCACAATAGACAATCCTACGAAGTTCAGCAATACCGTCCTCATCCTCGTCAATCTTGATATAGCACTCGTACACCTCAACCGTTTGCATTGAGAAGTCCAGACTATTGTTCTGGTCAGGCTGCTCACCATTTGGATAACGAGCCACTCTTTCATCAGAGAACTCAAGATCGTTATAAGTTGGCAACGTATCAATAATCTCTTTGTCATAGCCCATAGCTATCAACTCAGAGCGAGTCATTAGCTTACGGTGAGCTACGAAATTAGCATCGCTGACAGTCCGAGCACTCTTAGAGATCAGGAACTCTTCAGGCGGTACGTTATCAATCTTTACGCAGCCGTATTCCTTCTTACGCTTAACGTATATCTCGTACTTGGGAATCTGGATAGGATTGCCCATCATGTCAAACCCACCATCCTCGAACTCGACTTCCTGCTTAATGACTTCCATTGAGCCATCAGCTAGAAGCATTGCCAGTTCATCTTCAGTGAGATTGCTGTATTCCTCTTTGATAACAGATTCTTGCTCGTCCCAGTAAGCCTTAACGACTCCGACCTTCTGGAGCAGAGCATCCTTGAACCAGTTATGCAGAATCAATAGACCGTCGTTCTCACGATAGAACACCCAGTTACAGTAATCTGTAGCCTGTTTAGCTGTTTCCTCATCGCCCGGACTCTTAGGCTCAAAGTAGACAATATCTTCAGTGGTGGTGAATACGCGGATTAACTGAGGAAGTGCACCATCGATAGCCTCTGCTACTTCTCCGGTGACTATTTGACTGCGACCCTCTTGCTCATTGCCATAAGGATCACGCAAGTAATACTGCAATGCCTTGCTACGGGCTTCTGTTGTCTCTGTGTCGAGATAACCGATAGCGTTATCTATCTCATTCTCTAGGATAGACTTTACTGTGCCTGAATCGAGCATAACTGCCCCTTTGGATAATTTTGCTCATTATACAACCCAACTTACGTTTTTTGGCAACGGTGTTGACCATGAATCTACGCCTTCGTCAAGTGTTATCGCTAGGTAACGGAACGCATCAGCAGCGTGAGAAGTCCAATCATGCAACGGTTTATCGTAGTAAACATTCTGACGCTCATTGAACTCCCGGCGATAGTTCCTCAAGGCATCCAATCCTGCCTTAGTCTTATGGTCAAACCAGCAGCGAGGAATCAGCCTTCTAGCCGCTTGTATGCCGTCTGCAATCGATAATCTAGGCGCTACCCTAATATCTAGGCCTGCTTCCTGTAAAACCTCTTTACGGCTTTTTCCTGTGCCTAGTTCTCTTACCTCAACGTCGTGCGGTAGGAACTGCTCGAACCCTTCATACTTGTTCTCTCGCAACCATCGTACATAGTAGTCCAGACCGACTCCGTGGGCTTCATGATAGTCAATAAGCCGCACTTCCTTGCCAGCCAATTGAGCCACCCAAAGACTTGTCGAATCACTAATACCCAAATCCCAAGCGACAAAAGACCTGCAAAGATCATCCCGGTCAATAGTGGTGATACGGCCTTTCGCCTCAAGATCATTGATAAGCGACCCATAGTAAGCCCCTTCTACCGCTGCATTAAACGAGCACTCGAACTCCTGAGCGTACTTGTCCTCACCCATCTCTCTACGGGCTGCCCATAGTTCTTTCTCTGGAATAATATCTGTCTGACTAGCTCTGAACTCTAGTAGCTTCCAGCCTTCTTCCTTCTCAGCCCTGTCTCTTAACTCACTGAAATGATTGCGACCTTTCGGAGTACCAATAAACAAAGCCCACCCGAGCCTATCAGCAAGAGCAGGACGAATGATCTCGTTCCAAATCTTAGGGTTCTGATCCCCAACCTCATCGATAACGACTCCATCGAAATACTGACCACGCAAGCTATCAGGATTGTCAGAGCCGTAAAGACTAATCCTACGCCCCCAAAAATCAGCACGTAGCTCAGCAATGTTGTAGATAGCATTTAGTGGCCTAGTGAACTCTTGGAGATAGTCCCAAGCTACCCTCTTAGCCTGAGCGTACGTTGGAGCAATATAGGCATAGCGTGGGTTTGGGTTTGTATTTGTTACCGCTGCCTTGATTAGATGGTTGATTGCCGAGACTGTTTTGCCCATCCTTCGATGAGCTACGACTACGGTAAACCTGCTGGCATCTATAGCATCGTGGATCAATAACTGTTGATCCCTCGGCTTGTAATCTATCTCGATCATTTCTTCCATGAAATGACAATTGGCGCCCCATCCTGCCCTGTAATCTCCTGCTTCTGTGTCTCAGCCCATCTCATCTGAGCCTTAGTCCACCAAATTAATGCAGTCGTATCACCACTCTGAGCCTTGTTAAACAATGTCTTTGCTATCTGAGCACTTGCCTTAGCCTTCCCCACATCTAGCTGCTCTCTGTAGTGCTTTCTTAGTGTCTTATCGTCAATACCAATAAGTGCGCCTATTTGCTCATGAGGCAAGCCAAGACCTGCTGAAGTCTCAACAAGTTTCCTTTGCTCATCTGTAGGTTTATGCTCAATCATTTTATCTAGGGGAAATGTTATTTGTCTGACAATAATACTGCTTTCTTACCTGTGAAATCTTCCCATCGCTTTACTATTACATCACAGTATTTAGGGTCTAGTTCCATTAGCCTTGCTTGCCTTCCTAATTTCTCACAAGCAATCATTGTTGTGCCTGTGCCGCCAAATGCGTCAGCAATTATTGCTCGATTTTTTGTAAAAGATTTAATTACCCATTCTGGAAAATCAACCGGAAATGTTGCCGCATGAACTTTAGAAAATTCATTATTTCGGTTTGGTTGGCCTTCGTACACATTTTGAATTGTTCCTTGAAAATCCGCTGTTGGAATTGCCCTTGATGGATTTTCTGTCTGAGCAAGAAAAATAATATATTCAAACCTATTCGACATTACATTTTTTGCCATTTGGGGCGCACCATGCTTTTTGTCCCATATAGCAATATCAACAAGATGATTTTTATAAAAATTAAGATATTCTATAAAAGCAATTTTGTTGCCCGCTAATTGTTGAATATTTATCGCCATACACTTACTTGCCCACATCCAAGCATTAGTAAACCCGCGCAAAAAATTCAAATAATCATCTTGTGATTTATCGTCTTGATATGTTGCATATTTATTATCTGTTGTATGCGTATTTCCAGATAATTTTTCAGAATCGCCAGCGTTATACGGTGGGCTAGTAAATAAAAAATCTACTTGTTTTCCATCCATTAGCTTCTCAACCGCATCAATGCTGGTGCTATCACCACACATAAGCCGATGATTCCCTAACTGATATATATCCCCTAGCTTAGTCTTAGGCTCCTCTGGCACATCAGGTACGGCATCCTCATCCGTTAATCCCTCTACTTCTTCTGGCTCAAGCAACGCATTTAACTCGTTAGCATCAAAACCTAATATATCTAAATCAAATCCAATGTCTTGCAGTTCTGATAACTCTAGCGATAATATCTGCGTATCCCAATCTGCATTTAAAGCCAGTTTATTGTCTGCAATGACCAGAGCCTTCTTCTGAGCCTCTGAGAGATGACTTAACTCTATAGTGGGCACATCATTCATCTTTAGCTTACGAGCCGCCATAAGCCGCCCATGACCCGCTATGATGCCCTTGTCCTTGTCTACTAGGATAGGATTAGTCCAGCCAAACTCTTTAATGCTTGCCGCTATCTGGGCAACCTGTTGATCTGAATGTTTCCTACTGTTATTGACGTAAGGAATTAAATCCTCAACTTTGCGATACTGGATGTTTAATTGCATGCAATACCTTCCGGTGTCTTGCTATAGCCACCATTCAGACTTATTCATAAGCCTAAACGGCACGTTATTCTGCATTGCTTGAATACTTAAATGTTCCATCTGTGAAACATAAGCATTGAACTTTTTAGACTCTGGATTACGCTTGTCTAATTGTCCGTCTTTTCTTTTTGGTAATCCTTTATACCACTCAGATATACACTCTGGTGTTGGATATACACCTGCACTTAACTCTATTACGTTCATTTGCACTATCCTTTGGATGTCATGCTATTCGTTATACCCAAACTCATAAGGGTATCCTTCTGATGATAAAGTCTTTGCTTTTACTTTTCTAGTAACAATTTCATATTCGCCATTTAATGCACTTTCTCCATGATCTTGAGCATATCTTTTGCTTGTTGTAACCCAATCACCACTATTTATATTTTTTACGCCTTTAGGAACAGCCCTATATACTGTTATTTCTGCATCAGGCTTACCTTTTGCTCTATACGCAGCAGAAAACCATTGAGAATCTATTTCTGGATTACCAATTCCATATAATCTAGTTCCTTTTGATGAATAAACATCTGCTGGCATTATGCCGCCTAGATTATCTATAGTAGCTCCATAAACTTTTGCATTAGGAGCAGTATGAGAACCTTTATAAGATAAATCTTGAGCCGCTCCTAACAATCCACTAGGTTGAGTTCCAGCAAATCGTTTTTGCATTTCTGGAGATATTAAGTTTACTGAAGAATCTTCATCAATTGCTTTAAATACATCATCTAATGTTGCATTAGGCTGACCTACTGGTCTACGTCCTAATCTATATGCTGTTTTAGCAGCAGCTTTAGATGATACTTGACCTTGCATTTCTGGAAAGTCTTGCATAACTTTAGCTTGCAAACTTTGACCAATTTTCTGACCTCTAAACTGCTCAGGCACTTCTAAACTTAAAACAGATGCGCTTTTATCTGGCTTAGACAGTACCTCAATAGTTCCACCACTCTTAGGGTCTGTATATCTTATTTTTTCTGCTCCAGCACCAAAAATATCAGAAGCATCTCTTTTTATTATATTAAAAGCATTACTTAATGGCTTTTCAATTGATCCGGCAAATGCAATAGGAGCTGTTGCTAATAATCCACCTTTAGCCAAAGCCGCTTTTGTGGCTACTGCTGGGTTCATTGCGCTAGATACAAGTTCGGTAGTCTGATTCAATAATCCTTGTTGCTCAGGAGGAAGTAAACCTTTAGAAGTTAAGTACGCTGTTGAACCTACGGCTTGCTCAGGCTTTAGTAATCCTGTGGCTGTAAATGGCAATGCAGCTAAATCCACAAATCCTGTGGCAAGCTGAGGCACACCCCTAGCCGTAGCTAATCCTAGCTTCCTTAGCGTTTCTTCAAGTGTTGCCATAGAAAACCTCGTACATATCCGGTCTGTTAGCCTTTAACCACGCCTTAGGCTCCTCTAGACATTTCTCGTAATCCATTCCTACTGTCTGGCTCCCTGCATGGTGAACATATGCCCTACTTACAAAATGCTGAAATCCAGCCTTAGCCATGTCCATACAGATTATATTATCTGAAAACCAATTTATAGAGGGAAATTTAGCACTCATCCACGCATCTTTAGTTACAGCAGCGCAAATCGGAGCGATTACTTTTGCCTCTTTTATTTTTTCTTCACTACTGTATTTCAACGCTGTAACACTATCCCCCTCTATCGGGAATCTAATATTCTGGTCATGCAATACATAATCCGACCTACATCCTAACCAACCTACCTTGAACTCTCTATCGCCTGTTAGAAAGTCATAGTCCTTCTTTAACAGTTCGTAAGTCGTAGGAGTAAATACCACATCATCATTACATACAATTAATGAATCGTAATGCCCATGTAGGAATGTGTAATCGATCGCTGAATTATATGCATCTCCGAAATTGGTAGCAGTATTGGGTCTGAAGATGACATTTCCCTTGTCTCTGACTCTTGCCCAGAGTTCCAAGTTATTACCGCTAAGGTATATCGGTATATCATCTGGTGCATACTGATTTATTGACTCCATTAATACATGGATGCTCGGACTGTTTACAGTGCATATTACGATTGCTTGCAAGTAACCTCCTGTTAGTTGTTGGCAGTGTCTGAATAGAGCCTCACTAAGTTAATCCCATCTCCAGCAATTACATAGGTGCACCTATGCCGCCAACACGACTGAGGACTAATGCGGCTATACGCGCCTTTCGACGCCCCTGCGACCGCTTAAACAGGTTAATCAATCCTCATGCGTGTTAGCTGTTGGTATCAGCTATTCCCCATTGTCCGTGTGCACTATGCCACTGCCGACTGTTCACTAATACCAACACGACTGAGCACTCACCGTATTTCTCCGGTAGTGGTGCGTTCTACCATCTCCAGCAAATGCTCATGCGTCTTGATATTCTTTAAACGAATCAACTATTACAGCCTGTATGCCCTCAGAAAACGGTTTAGCCGTACTCGTCTTATTAAATTGCCTATGCAAACTACTGCCCATTAACGAGAAGTAATATCCTAGTAACTCTTTATATTTCTGTTCGCTAACAAACTTCCTATATCTCTTTATTAACCACAGAATAATCACAGGAAACACATAATCATAATTTCCTAACCATTCCGCAGTTCCCCAAAAGTTAAACGTCCTCGGAGTCTGGACATATAACGCTTTCGTATTCTTATCA